ATAGTGGGATTGAGTATCAATCAATTTTAGATTGTACTGAACTACCCACATTACACTAGGAGGAATAATGGATAAGATAATAAAATATTGGAATAGTAGAAGCACAAATATAAAAGCGGCTGTAGTAGTTGCTGCTGTTGTTATTGTAATTTCTATAATTTTCTAATGCACATCCAGATCCCTTATACGCCTCGGCCATTACAAGCGAAGCTGCATGAGGATTTGGATAAACATAGGTTCGCAGTTCTGAATTGTCATAGACGTTTCGGAAAAACAATACTGGTTATACTTCACTTGATTAGGAAAGCTCTAACCAATGATAAGAAGAACCCCAGGTATTATCTGATCGGGCCAACATTCGTAAGTATAAAGAGGGTTTGTTGGGATTATTTAAAGCAATACGCTGGCTGTATTCCAGGAACGACATTTAACGAAACCGAGTTAAGATGCGACTTCCCCAATGGCGCAAGAATAACATTGATGTCTGGAGAAGATCCAGATCGTATTAGAGGAATTTACGCTGACGGAATTTGTGTCGATGAATGTTCACAGATGAACCCGATACTATGGAACGAAATTTTGCGACCCGCTATCTCTGACAGAAAGGGATTTGCCTATTTTATTTCTACTCCACAAGGAGTGAGTAATATATTTTATGATCTATACCAATACGCTTTGGGGGATCCTAAATGGTTGGCTTATACTGCTAAAGCAAGTGAGACTAAATTAGTCGATCAAGAAGAATTAGACGCTGCTAAAGCTCAGATGGGGGATTCAAAATATCTTCAAGAATTTGAGTGCGATTGGATTGCAAATATAAGTGGCTCGATTTATGGAAACATAATTCAAAAGATTGAAGATAAAAAACAAATAAGTCGTATCGCTTATGATCCAGCTTTCCTAGTAAACACCGCCTGGGATTTAGGATATGGAGACAACACCGCTATAATTTTTTTTCAACAAATTGGAAATCAAATAATGGTTATTGATTATTATGAAAATAATAGAGAAGGCTTACCTCATTATGTTCAGATGATTAAAGACAAAGATTATGTTTATGGTGAACACTATGCACCACACGACATTGAAGTTACAGAATTTAGTAATGGTAAGACAAGACGAGAGATCGCTTACCAATTAGGAATAAGATTTAGGGTACTGCCTAAACTTGGATTAGAAGATGGTATCCACAGTTTAAAAATGGTACTGCCGAAATGTTGGTTTGATGCTGATGCAACAAAACCATTATTAGCTGCGTTAAGACATCATCATCGTAAGTACAATGATAAGATGAGAATTTTTAGTGCAAAACCCGTTAAGGATTTTAGTTCACACGCTTGCGATGCTGCAAGATACATGGCTATATCTTTATCGGAATTACCAAGACAAAAAATGGCTGAACAAAAATTAGCCGAAAATGATTATTCAATACACACGGAGAAATAAATTATGGGTGGAGTAGCAAAAAAAATATTAAAACCAATAGCAAAATTAATGACACCATCTGTACCAGCGATGCCAGCCACACCAGAGCCAACACCAATACAAGCTGAAGCACCAAAGGTAGATGATACAGAAAGAAATATAGAAGTCGCAGAAAAAAGAGCTTCCATTAGAAGAAATAGAAAAGGTAGAAGCTCAACAATATTAACAACAGCTGATGGTTTAGAAGATGATGAAATCACAACTAAAAAAACTTTATTAGGAGGATAGTATGGGTGGAGCAAGTAATAGATCTGATGACAGCGGAGGTGGAACATCTTATTCAAGTCAATTAAAAACAATTCAAAAACCAAACCCAGTAAAAAAATTTTTTCAAGGTGGTGGAGTTACTGGAGCTGTTATTAGAGGTGTTGTTAAAGCTGGTAAAGCAATTAAAGAAGATTACAAAACAAGAAAGACTAATGAAGCATTACTAGGTTCGTCTGATTATCAAGGTGGAAAAACTTTTAGTAGTTCTCAGATTAATACTAATAATAATACAGACGATAATAATAATTCTATTCTTACAACCAATACAGCAGCTACAAAACAAGTAGCATCTTCTGGAATAGTTACTTCAGCTGGTATGGTTGCACCGACTACAGCGGAAGTATCACAAGCAACCGCTACAAATGCTGTTGAACCTTCAGCAAGTTATTCATCAAATGCAACTCTTTTATCAAATAATAAAAAAGGAAGAAGATCTACAATTCTACAAAAAGCCAAAGGTTTAGGCGATAGTAATTTAAACACAACTAAAAGAACATTGGGAGCATAGATGGCAATAACCGCAAAACAACAAGCAACTTTAAAAAAACATAGCGTACATCATTCGAAAAAACATATGAAGGAAATGAAAACAGCCATGAACAAAGGAACAAGTTTTACAAAATCACATAAAATCGCAATGAAAAAGGTGGGAGCATAAATGGCACAAGATCCAAAAGCAAAAATGGTAATAGAGAGATACAATTCTCTTAAAGCTAAAAGAAGTACCTGGGAAGATCATTGGCAAGAACTTGCAGATTATTTTTTACCAAGAAAAGCAAACATAACTGAAAAGCATACACCAGGCGATAAACGTCATCAGCAAATTTTTGATGGTACTGCAACACACGCATTAGAATTATTAGCCTCATCTTTAAATGGGATGTTGACGAATACAATTTCTCCATGGTTTGTTTTAAAATTTAGAAATCAAATGGCAGCTGACGATGATGCTGCTAACGAATGGCTTGAGAGTTGCGCAAAAATTATGCAGCAAGTATTTGCCAGATCTAATTTCCAACAAGAAGTGTTTGAACTTTACCACGAAATGTTATGCTTTGGTACATCCGCTATGTTTATAACAGATGATATGAAAGATGATTTAAGATTTAAAACTTTACACATATCAGAAATATTTATTACTGAAGATAGTAAAGGTATGGTTGATAGTTTAACTAGAAGATTTCATCTTAAAAATAAAAACATACCTTCAATGTATGCAGACGCAGATTTACCTCAAGCTATTTTAACGGATATTGCAAAAGCTCCTTATGATGATGCTGTAATTATTCATTCAGTTTACCCAAATGAAACACCTATGGGTTCTGATAATAATAAAAATATGGATTGGGTATCATGTCATGTTCACGAAAAGACGGGAACACTATTAAGAGAAAGTGGTTTTAAAGAATTTCCTTATGTAGTACCTCGTTATTTAAAATCTTCATCAAACGAAATCTACGGCAGATCTCCAGCAATGAACGCTTTACCAGATACGAAGATGTTAAACACAATGTCTAAGACAACTATCAAAGCAGCTCAAAAACAAATTGATCCACCTTTAATGGTTCCCGATGATGGATTTATTTTACCAATTAGAACTGTGCCTGGCGGATTAAACTTTTATAGATCGGGTACTAGAGAAAGAATTGAACCTTTAAGTATAGGTGCAAACAATCCACTTGGTTTAGCAATGGAAGATCAAAGAAGAAAAGCAATTAGAGAAAACTTTTTTGTCGATCAATTAATGACAGCACAAGGCCAAAACATGACGGCTACTGAAGTTATGCAAAGAACAGAAGAAAAAATGAGATTGCTTGGCCCCGTGTTAGGTAGATTGCAATCTGAGTTATTACAGCCACTAATCACTAGATCATTTAATTTATTATTAAAAAATAATAAGCTACCTCCGATCCCAGAAGAAATTGGCGATCAAGATGTAGAAATTGAATATGTATCTCCATTAGCTAAAGCACAAAAAACTCAAGAGCTTTCATCTGTAATGCGTGGAATGGAAATATTTGGTTCATTGCAAAACATAGCACCCGTTTTTGATTACTTAGATATAGATGGTTTAGTCGATCACATTCAAGAAGTGTTAGGCTTACCCGCAAAAATTATGAGATCAAAAGCTGAAGTACAACAAAAACAACAAGAAAAACAGCAACAAGAAATGGAACAAATGCAATTACAACAAGCACAACAAGTAGCGGAAAGTGCTGGCAAAGTTGCGCCAGCTTTAAAGGTTCTTGGTGAACAGTAAAGATCTTAAACAACTAGAACTTAATTACAAACAAGTTTTTAATTCTCCCGAAGGTAAAAGTGTTTTGGAAGATTTAAAAAAAAGATGCGGATTTTATAGCACTACTCATACAAAAGGAGATAGTCACGAA